AAATTAGCCATAAACTGGCAACTTTTTATAAAAGTCTGGTCCATTTAACCTTACAATGTCGTCCATGGCCCGGGAGGTCTCATTGAACACTTCTAATGCTGTAAAACTTGGAGCAGTCTTAGCCACTCTGGCTAGGTACGCATTAGTATAGTAACCTAGCACATGCTCATCATAGTACATCCACTCTTCGTAATCTGTTCTAGGATCGAATGGATTGTCTGTAGTGGTAAGCATGTATCCTACAATACGCTTGTCCTGACTCATCACATCCTCCTTTCTACAGCGCACGATTTAGTGTTGATACCGAAACACCTATAGCATCCGCAGCTTCTTCCTGAGTATAGCCTCTATTCATCAAAGCCTTGGCTCTTGATAAAGATGCAGAAGACACACTTCTACTTTCTCTAGGCATAGCTCTCTCTTTAAGCTTCTTCTCATCGGTGTTCGCCAGTATCTTGTCCATAGTAGTCTGTGAAACGGCATGTGCTTGAATGGCCTTCCATTCACGGTCAGTTATCTCGATGTTACGATCTTCACGCTTAAGTGATCCGGTTCGTATGCGGGCTTCCGCAATAGCCTGGGCTCTTTTCTTTTTAAGCTGATCATTATCGCCGGCTATTTCCGGGTTATTTTTTATTGTTCTTTGAATATAGGAATTAGCTAATAACTGAGCCTGTCTTTCTCTAGGAGCATTAAGTAATGCTTTATCAAGTTTATCGTTTAAAGATTTAACCTCTTCAGCATATGTCTTTTGCGCAGTCTTATTTACTTTTAAAGTTGGTGTAGCCAAATATTCTTTTCGAGCTTCGTTAGCAAGGGCTTTCATTTTATTAGCATAACCAGCATAATATCTCTCGATTCGAGTATTATCCTCAGACACTAAAGAATATGCATCCTTACCATTATAGAAAGCCTCAGTCATCTTATTTGACTCTTCTGTTTTATTCTTGACTTTTACTTTCTCAGCAGGAACTTGTACTTTTTCACCAGAGGAACGATCCTTAAAATAAAAATCACCGTCTTTATTTTTATAGACAGTGCGTGTTTTACGTTCGGAAAACTCAAAATATTTTTCACCAGTTTCTTTGTCGGTTTTCTCTTTCACCTTTTTGCTCAAAACCATAACATTTTTTCCAGTCGCTGGGTCTTGAATATAAAAGTTTCCATCTTTATTTTTATAAGCACGTTGCGAGTTCTTAAATGAATACTCGTATTTGGTGTCTCCACTCTCACGATATTTCTTAGCACCTGTCTCTTTATCAATGTCCAATGCCGGATTAAACATTTTTCTTACAGGAACATGAGCTGGAGAACTAGCTCTAGAAATAAGAGTTGCCGCCCCTTTATTTTTGCCACCTTGGAACTCTTCTTTTAAAGCCGCTATTTGATTCTCATCGTAAGAACGTCTCCAATCCAAATTATGCTTTTCGGCATCAATAACAACTTGCGCGTGTTTAGTCGCCCTTGCTATTTTATCCGCAGTCGCTCCCTGAATGGTCATATCAGTAACAAGATTAGAAATCTTTCCCATTTCCAATTGTTTATTAAAACCAGTCTTAGGGCCTACCTCAGGCATTCCAGGATATGCCCGATATCGCTCTTTTGGGTCAAAGCCTTCAAGATCTCTAAGCTGTGGCATATTCTTAATGTTTTGCCCTTTTGTAGGAATAACGACAACTGTATCGCCATCGAAATCGGCTCCAGATAAACGTTCCGCAACTCTAGCGTTTATACCTATAGCATTCCGCGGATTTCCGAGAAGACGTTTTCCTTCTGGATTATTGTTATTAACTGTTACGATAGGTATCTCAAACCTTCCCTGATGAGGATATCGAATTAGCGCAACTTGCTCTCCAGTCTCGTAATTCGGAGCATATACTTCATTATCACGAAGAGTAGTAAGAGGTAAAATAACATGAGTCTTCTGTCTTGGAAGAGCTGCACCTTTCAACTCAACCGCATCAGAATCACATTCGTCTGCGAATGATAATAAAAGCTTTCTTTTTATAGCTGGATTTGTATATTTACATAAGGTGTCAAATTCGTTCTTCTTGATCTGATATGCTAAATCCAACTGTTGTTTAGCAAGCATCGGCTCCTGCTTAGATAAAAATTGTGACGAAAGGTTCTTTGACCATTTATCCCAATCTGCAGGTTCATTTACGAGATTGCAGGCAGAATATACCTTATCGTTATCATCTTTTAGCTGCTTTATCGTAGACCCAAACGGATTATCTGGATCTGACTTAAGAGGCTTCAAGACAGAATTATCTTTTTCGCCAAGCATTGGTGTACCGATATGCTTATTGGTATTAAACCGAATATCGATCCCAGGCGGAAGGTCATCATTATATATAGCCATGCCTTTCAAATAATGCGTTCCGTCAACTGCGATTCTTACTTGAGCATATTCATTTCCGCCAAGTGATAATTCTCTTATTCCAGGACGAAGTTCTATAACTCCATCTTTGTCTCTGCCCCCTTGTTCAGCATAACAAATATCAATCCTCTTATGATCGATATTTATAGGCGTTTGGATATTACCCCAAGTGTTGCCGCCGTCTTCTGTATATGTACCAAGCGGAGATATGATCTTGTCCTTATTCTGCATTATCTCTGCATAAGGAACATCGTCTTTTGTAAGAACTTTAATCTCAGTCTTCTGCATAGGATTAGTTGCTTGCTCGACATTAAAGGTGGTTACTTTATATCCCTGCTCTTCGCATATAGCCAATGCAACTCTGAGTCTTTCCTTAGAAATATTCCCGAGTTGCCTCTCAACACCGTCGCCAACGTCCAAATATGGACGACCATTCTCAATATATGCTTTAAGAACATCAGCCGTAGCCTGGTTTTTATTCGCACGTTCCTCTTCAATCGGCTTAAGTCTATTCGCAACAGTACCTGGAGACAAACCGGTTCTTCGTGCTATTTCCAAGTTACTCAAACCCTGATCTTTGAGTTCAAGACACTGAGTTCGTTCGGCAGCTTTTCGACGCTCGTTACCGATAGTCTTCCACGCCCTAAGCTGGGTGGTGGATATTCCCATCTCTTTACATATTTCGGCAGGAGTTTTACCAAGAGCTTCTAACGCCCTAACCTGGTCGTAATATGATTCGTTTCCATGCTGATGTGGATTTTCACCAGAACCTTTACGATATCTTCCAGAACCATGCGGGTCTCCATCAAAACGCTGCGGTGTTCCAGAATGAAACAACTCTTCAAAAAATAACATGCTATGCCTCCATCTTGAGATTGTTGATACACTTATCGAAATATATGATTTTGTCCATGATCATAAATATCCGATCGTTCTCGGGTTCATGAACTAGGACTTCATCAGATTGATATATACGCAGTTCCTTACCTATATCGTTTGGCTTGATGCCATACTCGAGGCAAAATATAGCTGCGTAAATCTCAAGCTGAGACATCGATGCTGGCGAGCCGCCAGTCTTCAAATCGTGGATTCTTAAAAAATCATTACGGAACGCAATTGCATCAGCAGTGCCGAAACAATTCTCAGAAAAATATAAAGGCTGTTCCGGAGTCATCTTGTAGCCTATCGCATCGTTAACATATAAGTTGAGAGTCTTCTTCTTTTTAGGAAGCTTCTGCCCAAGGCTTATACATTCGCAGGCGAAGGCGTGTAAACGAGTACCCATTTGAACAGCCTGATAATTCTTGTATGAGGATATAAGTTTATCCTCGTCATAGTTTATCCAGTGGTATTTACTTGCGCTTAGAAAAGCGTGTTGACCTACCAGATTTGAATGCGGATTGAAGTTCACGTAATACCTCCTCTTTGTTCTCTGGAAATATGAATCTTGAGAAGGACATCTTATTCATTCGTTTCACATAATATGATTGATTGGGACGTGCAGGAGCTGTCGCTGATTTTTTGCACTCTAACGCAGCCCACCGCTTACCATAAAGAATAAGTAAGTCCGGAATTCCCTGAATATAATTCGGGTCATTCTTAAGCACTATGCATCCTGGGAACAGTGCTTTCAGTTCTTTAATAAGGTCGCCCTGAAATTTGTTCTCTCGCATTAAGTACCTCTTTCCGCATACAAAAAGAATAGGATAGGCACATTTTGTCTATCCTCTCTATTATATGCATTGTTTATTTTGAGCCTCTAATTATTTGGTAAGAAGCTTAAAGTGATAGCCTTTGTGATGGGACTGAACACCATATGCGACTCTTCTTACATTTGAGCGGTCTCCGCCAATGGCTTCTGCAGCTTCCTTGAAAGTGTCAAATATCTCTCCGGTTTCTACAATTACAACCGGAGGATGGGCTGGCGGCTTTCCTGGATGCTTCTTAGAATATGAATCACTATGCATCAAATCCCCTTTCATTAAAATTCTTTTTTCTTGATAAAGCTTGATGTATGGCAACGTCGATAGATGAATTGGAACGAATATGATAGTAATATAAATCAGTGTATGGAGTATTCCGTCTATCGATTCTACCAGCAGCCTGAACCGCAACTTTATAAGAGTAGTTCTGAGAGTAAAAAATTATAACGTTTGTTGATGTGCAGTTCCAACCTTCAGCTCCAGCTGTATACTGAACCAAATATAGCCATGATGAAGTGGTCGGTATCTGCTGATGCTTATGACCATTCCATTCAGCAGTGGTTATCCCTAAAGATTCACCAAGATCTCTAAGTATCTCCAACTCATAATCGAAGTTGTAAAATATAATCACTCTTGGATTCTCAGAAATAAGTTTCTCCACTGCGGCTATACGTTGAGGATCAGTATTCACTATTCGCCTAAGCAAATAACACAACGACGACATATCTCGAAGAGGTTCATCCTTAAAAATATCCCATCGTTCTTTAGTAACAAACTTATAAGTCTCTCTGTTGTAACCGACTGTGATTTGAAAATGGTGCTGCTGTGTTGGCTTTATATATTTCATGTTCACCAATATAGCTTTACGCAGTCTTAATAATCTTCCAGTCTCAACGTAATGATCTACTTTTGGGAATTTAGCAAATCTACTGTAGACCACATGCCGTCGAATAAATTCCGTTCGATTCTTGTAAAAGCCGTTTGCTATGAAGACAGGAATATAATCCATCCATGTGTCTCCGGGAGTGGCGCTAAGTAATATCCAATTATTACTCTTAGCAATCTTCAGAAATGCCTTCACCCAAGCACCAGACCCAACAAGACGCTGTTCATCAAATATAAAGAACGAATCTTTTACTTCGGAATACTTTCCTATGTTATTCCACGAATCTATACAAATATCAATTTGGGCAAAAGGAAAGGGAGGAAATTCATCCTCCCACTCCTTACTGTCCCTCTTCTTGGCCGTAGTGATAATATACAGATTCTTGGGCGTCTTCATCGACTCCCCATTCAGTCCCCCTCCACATTCTTTAACTGTAAAATATGCTAAAGAAGTTCGAGATTTGCCAGAACCAACACCGCCGCATAATATGGAACCACTCTTTAGTTGCTCTAGCGCCAGTAATTGATTATCGTCAAGTTTTACGCCCAATTGATATCACCACCTTAGAAAGGAATATCATTCATCTGCTCTTCCATAGCGACATCCTCTTCGGAATATGGAATCGATGAATACTTACCTCCGAAATCTTCCTGAATCGTTACATACATAGTTTTGCAATATGCTTTGACTCCAGCCTTGCCATTAACGTTGTAATTATACGGTCTTACAATAAGATCGATATTCAGGATCTCAGCATCATCAAGAAGGCCAACCTGCTTCTCTGTAAGAATTGTCTGATTGTTACCGGATATCTGAACGATCTTTGGCGGATAGTTCTTATACTCAACCGCCACCTGCAGAGTATGGCCATCATACTCATCCGGCTTCACGTTCCATCCATCCTTAGCAAGAACCTCCGCAGTCTCATCATCTAAAATAAGGCAAAAGTTTCTTCTGCCTGCTGGATTGAACTGCTTCTCCTTACCTGCGAAATTACGATATTTGATTCTCGCTCCTTCGATCGTAATATTATTGTGTGTAGCCATTTGTTAGCTCCTTTCCTTAAGATATAAACCACTCATAGTCGCCATACTGAGATATGGCTTCTACCGCATCATCAACCATGTCGAGATAATACTTGACATCAATATCATTCTCTTTTCCCAAAGACTTAACTACTTCTGACTCAAGCCAGCGATATCCCTTTGTTCCGCCTGCGGCGTAATACTTACCGTCCTTCTCTCTCATCAGAAGTCCTCCTCCGCATCCAGGTTTAATTGGGCAGAACTGTCCGGCTCTTCCTACAAAATGATAGTCATGCTCATCATCGCCAAGTCCCTCGTTCATGTCCAAATATAATGCGGTAGTTACAGTCTTGGTCTCACATTTATCCTTAAATTCGATAGGGTCGTGTGAGAACAGCGTCTTAAATATAAATGGTACTTGGAACTGAGTTCCTGTTGCATCCCATTTACCCGGCATCTTCTCATTCTTCTCTGGAATATAACCGTACTTCGCTTTACACCACTCGCCTTCGGCATACTTCGCAATATAGACTGCGTCGTTGACGAGGCACATACGATCGTATGTAGCTTCGTGCTCAAACGTGTAACCATACTTTTTACCGAATTCCATAACGAAATCAATGATTTCTTTATCTGCATCAGGGATTTTGATAGAGTCTGTTTTAATGTGTGCAACTGTGTATCCACGCTTCTGAACCTCCCCTTTAAGATCGATCATAAATAACGCGCCTCGCTTGGCGACAATATTGTCAATATTACGAGGATCTCTCAATTTATTCTCAAACTTAGCGGCAGTCAGACCATATACAGAATTTATAGCTATCTTAAGCGCATAAGCTAATGTCTTTGCCTGATCCTTGTTCTCCAAATATGGTTTGAGCTTTCCATCAAATAGATTACCAGCCGCATCATAATCACCATGCTTGATAAATATACGAGCCTGCACAAGCTCAGCAAAATTCTTGGTATATGGACCAAAGATATTAAGATTAATCGCGCTATTAGGATGCATACTTGCAATATCCAATAAAGCCACATCTTTATACATTCCGGGTTCAGAATATACATAGCCGCCTTCTCCTACCTCTTCATCCTTATACGTCGACTTACCGAACTCGAATTTATACCCAGGAAACATTTCACTGAGATCTGTATATACGAACTTCTTCTGTGGATTCGGATCTGTTCCTACAATCAGTCTTGTTGTATGGCTATTTGTAGTGCTGTTGATGCTAAGTCCAGAAATATCAGCAAGGATCTCTCTTGCGACGAAATCCTGATGTCTCGCATTCCACACTGCCTCTGTTGCTACTACGTCATTAACGCAATAATCAGCAACAAGCGCCCACATATCTTCCGGCACCGGTTTATCCCAAGGGAGTCCCAGTTCCTGATGATGAATATCAAGCTCTATCTCCCACTTCTTCAGACTCTGCTTCTTAGAGCAGAAGTCATAAATATCAGTGTATGAGATGTTGTAAGCCTCAAGGAAGTATCCATTGCTGCTTCCGCTTACAATTCGCTGCGACAGAGAATATAATTCATCATTCTGATACCCAAGCATCCTCGCATACAGAATATGATTGTCATACCTGCGGTTATTAAAGCCGACGAGTCTGAAGTTATTAACAAGATCAGTAACCTCTTTAGGCGTAGGGTTTATCATCTTAACTACTTTCTTCGCCCCAAGAGCTTTCCAGCAGACAACGAATAAGTTGACAAACACCTCCACATCGAAAAATACGATTGGCTTTTCTTTCTCCGGTTCCGCATTCTCAGAAACAGCCTCTTTCTCCTCAGAACAGAAATGCATTTCGGTCACAAGATCCAAACACGCACTAGCCTGATTAGTACTGTTATTCGCAAACGCTAATATCTTTGGCCTAAGATCTCTGACATCATATGCCATACCAGACTCATAAGCATCCTGAAGTACCTTAAATATAAAGTCGACCTCTGGCTTAGTAGCTCCATGATGCTTCTTTTCAAGACAATCAAATATAATAGTTCGTATAGCCTTCTCGTTCTTTACCGTCTCGAAATTAACCATTTTCTTCGCTCCTTTCATTGGCAATCCCGAATTAATCTTCTTAATCGGTAAAGCATTACACTTAGACAACCTTCTCCTAAGAGAAGCATTGCCCGAAAATACTTTTATCTCAATGTTCTCATCGAACACGCGGCTAAGCCTCGAAACATCACCACCATAAATATAATGGAGATGAATCCCTTCACCTCCCTTACTTAACTCCGCGTATGTCTCCGGCCACTGTTCAGCCGCTTTCTTGTTTAACTCATAGGATTTATTCCCATCTTTATCTTTTATGTCAAAATCAATGACAATATGATTCTCTGGAACACGGACGTAATGAAGTTTATGCGTATCTAAATCGCACAATATAGTGTCCACATTCTCCCACTTCTTCTTTGGCTTCTCAGAAGCTGTTGCATATTGAGCAACGCAATTAGCACACTCCTTATCAAATATAGATTCCTGTTCACTCAGATCGAGCCACGAAATATCCGCTTCTTCTGCGGGCTTATCCTTATTACCATTCTCGCTTGTAAACTTGTCTTTCTTGAATCCGAAATATGCGCTGTACAAACTCTGGCCATCAAGTCTAGCTCGATCCTTATAATCATCGTAATATGTCTTGAGTTCTTCTTTGAAAGTCCTCTTCATCATTGGATGACCAATATTCGCATCGACACAATATGTCTTGTATAGTCTCCAAGCCTCGTTAAGGGTCATCGGATCCGAATTTGTAAAATCGAAGTAATATTCTTCGATGAAGTTGTACATATCATTCGTAGCACTTATCATCGAGACCGGAATATAATCATCATAGTAAGTCTTGTCCTCTTCATAAATATCAAGACAGTGCTTAGCTATCGCTCCAAGCTCGAAACTTATCTGATTCATCAGTCGATTATACTTTCGCTTCGATACAAGATTCCCCGACGGGTTCACGTCAATAAGTCTTCGAATTATACCCGACTTACTATCGGTTATCTTTACGGGTCTATTCGTACCCATCATAAGCATCGCCTGAAATTTATCGACATACTGAGATTTGAATTTAAGATCCACAGTCATCTTCTCGTGAGAGACTATGCTGTTCAGTCTTGTGTTATCCTCGATCCTGCTAAGATCTCCATCGTGCTGAATCGCAACCAATGGATTATTCTTAAATGGTTCAAGCACAAAACTCGCAGAGCTTGACCCAAGGGCCTTAGCATCGAACATGGAATAATATCCGTCAAACAGCTCCTGCACAATATTAAGGACCGTCGACTTACCAGTACCTGACGAACCATAAAATACCAGAAACTTCTGAAGCTCCTTTGAATCGCCACTGACTATTGAACCAATAGCCCATTCGATCTTATGCCTATCCTCCGGAGAATATAATGTGCCTATCAATTCGTCCCAGGCAGATATGTCGCCTTCTTCCAAAGCGTATGACAATCTCTTACTTGCATAATCTTTCTTGTTGACCGGAGTATTAGAGAATATAATCTTCTTATCCAAAGCGTGATAATTATCGATAAGCTGCTTCTGAACATACTTATGCCACTTATCAATCATGCCCGAATCGACATCCCACATATGAAGAACCCTAGCTCCCTCATACTCAGGATGGTCTTCCTTATACTTATCAAGCTCGGCATCGATCATATCTACCGCATCATTCTGACTTGTAGACCAAAGCCCCTTTTCTTCGTTCCAGATAGCATAAAAATCACCTCCGCGAATCATTAAATCTTCGCCCGATTTAGCCACAAATTTTGGATAGATTTCAAGCAAACCTTTCTTCCCAGTTCTGACGCTTACTCGTAGAAAATCCATCGAAAAAACGCCTCCTTTCTAGCAGGTGTGTGAATTTGTGAAAAATTTTCTTACTTTTATTAATTTTTATTATTTTTTTCGCGTATAAGGGTTAAGTATAAAAATAAAACGCACAAATTCACACAAAAACTGCCATTTTTTACCGTTTTTTGGCCTTTTTTGCCTAAAAATCGTAGTTTTTTGCTAACCAGAACTGCACTTGTCTCCAAATATCTGTCTCCGAAATGTCCGTTTTTTCAAAATTTTTCACACAAAAACCCCGATTTTGAGTTTTACACACATTTTTCACACACTTTTTCACACACTTTTCATCCTCAAAATTCGGGCCCCAAATATGAACAATTTTCCAAAACCATTCGTCAATTCCTATGTCGAAATCAGGCATAATTTCGACACGGATGCGCCTGGCCAGAGCGATCAGCATCTCAAGCCATGAGCAGGCATCATCCACCCACTCGCCATCGTCGTACTGATACTCGGAAATATAATCCTGCCTCAGATCAATTCCATCATGCGCACGATTATTATCTCTCGGCACCGACCAGGTAAATTCCGTGTCATAAAGAAAGGAGATGAGATTGGAATTTCCGCTATGAGTTTCAAGATCAATCAAATCGCACAGCCAAATATAATAGTTATCTGGCCATTCGAAATGCTTATAAGACCTACTCATAGTAATCCCTCCGTTTAATCGTCACCAAGCAACATGCTGTAGCTGCCAAATACTTTCGAAATCTCATAGTCTTCCTTGAGCTGCTCATTACGAATATAACAGCAACTCTCCAGCGAGTTCTCAAACGACTCCAGATTTGCTGTACCGACCGTATCAACGATGCTTACAACTGCTCCTTCATCGTCTGTATTCTCGCCCTCATCAACCAGAGTTCCGTCGTCCATATAATATTGAAGTTCCTTCTTCGCGTATCCGAGTGTCGGCTCATCAAAGTCATCAATGTCTATGAAATATGGCTTGATGATGTCCTCTTCGCGAGGATGATCCTTCATCGCAATGTCTGTAGATGCGGAAAATGTATGATAC